TGGTACTACCATCCAAATTGGGCAGAATTTAAAGCATCGGACAAGCCTTTACGTATTCCCGCTTTTGGCTTTGGTAACGGAAAAGAGAATGAGATATTTGTAGTTGCGCCATACGTTGCGGGTTACTCTTACTATCCTCCCGTAGATTATCAAGGTGCTTTGCCTTATGCGGTACTCGAAGAAGAAATTGCTGATTACTTAATCAACGACACTTTGAACGGTTTTAGTGGTACGAAAGTAATCAACTTTAACAACGGAGTTCCCGACGAAGAAAAACGCAGAGAAATCAAGCGAGATGTGATGAACAAACTCACAGGCGCAAGAGGGGAAAAAGTTATAGTTGCATTTAACAACAACAAAGAGGGTGCAACAACGGTAGAAGATTTGCCTTTAAACGATGCGCCACAACACTACGAATACCTTTCAAGAGAATGCCAAGAAAAATTGATTGTAGGGCATAAAGTTACATCCCCGATGCTTTTGGGAATAAGAACGGGAAACAACGGACTTGGAAACAATGCCGACGAAATCAAAACCGCATCTTTACTTTACGACAATTTAGTAATCAGAACATTCCAAGAGGAACTACTTGATGTGATTGACGAGATACTTGCAGTAAATAGCATTTCTTTAAACACCTATTTTAAGACGATACAACCGCTTGAATTTACAGAAGTGGACAATGTACTCGACGAAGAAACAAAAGAGGAGGAAACAGGTGTTAAAATGAGTACTGACGACCTTTTGGCTGACTTAGGAGAGGAAGAAAACTTGGATGAATGGGAATTGATTGATGAAATGGAAGTAGACTATGATGCAGAGGAACAACTTGACGCAGAAATCAACGCTTTAAACAATCCTAAAAAATCCCTATTATCTAAGATTTACAATTTTGTAAGCACAGGAACTGCAAGACCAAACGCAAAGAGTGAACAAGATAAAAAGATTAATGACGTTCAATACAAAGTTCGCTATTCTTACGGGCCACAAAGAGTAGGCGCAAACAGTAGAGACTTCTGTAAGAAAATGGTATCTGCTAATAAGATTTACAGAAAGGAAGACATTGCACGAATGAGCCAAAGAGTTGTGAATGCAGGTTGGGGGCCAAAAGGTGCTGATACTTACGACATTTTCAAATACAAAGGCGGAGGAGATTGCCATCACAAATGGATGCGTAAGACGTACAGAAGCAAACAAAGCATTGACGTAAAGAATCCAAACGCACCAACAGTGTCAACAAACAAGGCAGAGAAAGAAGGTTACAGAGTAAGAAACCCTAAAGAGGTTGCAATGAAACCGAAGGATATGCCTTACAATGGCTTTTTACCAACAAATAAAAGATTCAAATAATGGCAGGGGTTTTACTAATTACGACAACAGACATCAAAAGAAATAGCATTGTATCGGGTTCGGTAGACGTTGATAAGTTTGTACAATACTTAAAGATTGCTCAAGACATACACATCCAACAATATTTGGGAACTGACTTACTTGTAGCTATTCAAGGCAAAATTGAAGCCAACACAATCGACGATGTAGAGAATGCAAACTACAAAAACCTATTGATTAAATACGTCAAGCCTATGCTTATTTATTGGGCATTGGTTGAATACTATCCTTTTGCTGCTTACACAGTCGCAAATGGAGGGGTTTACAAGCACACGTCAGAAACAAGCGAAACAGTAAACAAAGATGAAGTTGATTTCTTAATTGAAAAAGCAAGAGCAACTGCACAGAATTACACACGCAGATTCATTGATTACATTTGTTTCAATACAACACTATTCCCCGAATATTTAAGCAACTCAAACGAGGATGTTTCTCCAAGTGGAGATGGTAATTTCGGTGGATGGGTATTGTAATATAACTATGACAGAAAAAAGAGGAAAATATAAACAGAAACAAAAAAACGTTCAGCGACTTAAATTGTTTTTAAAAAAAGTACAAGATGGCAAACTCAATCAATTGGGGAAAAATATACGAAAGCACTAATTGGGGTGTTGGGGTTACAAGTAATACTATAAATTGGGGAAAGTCTTATGCTGACATTGCAGAAACTTCAGTAGTTCCTTCTTTGTTATCTATACTCGAAGCACGTTCTACATATTACGAGAATGAAGCAGCAACGACTACCTTGCTTACTAACCTTGAAAACATTGACTTATAATGGCAAACTTATTAGAAAAATCGAGCATCGTATTAACACCGACAGGGTATAGCGAAGATGCTATTCACAACGTAAAGCCGAGTTCTGAACCTTTTGGGGATATGGGTCTTATTAAAAACGGAACTTCTACGAGAATAAATTCACAAGGACTTGTTGAAACAGTAGCTTCTCATACTCCAAGAATAGATTATTCAAAAGGCGAGGGGGCTATTTTAGTGGAACTTGTAGGTACTAATCAACTTAGCTATACCCAAACCCTTACTCAAAGTTCGGTTTGGTCGGGTGCAGGAGAGTTCACGAGTTCTGTTACTATGACAGACCCAAGAGGAAATACAAGTTCGGTGTCCAATATATTTAGATATAGTTCAGGCTCAAATGCGGGTAAATTTCAATCAGCAGCATCAGCTTCAACAGGACAAGGAGTAGGTCTTTCTGCTTGGGTTTATAACCCTGATGGTGGAACACAACAGGTATGGATTGGATATGGCAATTCAGGGAGTGGCAACGGAAGTTTCCACAGCGTTACAAACTCTTGGAAAAGAATCACACACATAACAACAGGAAGTGTACAACCTTCTGAATTTCATATAGCACCTGCTGTATCCTCTAACCTTAGAGTTTGGGGTTGTCAATTTGAAAAAGAAAGTGGAATTGGTAAAGATGGAAAAGTTTCAAGCTATATGCCGTCTTTAGGAGGTGGCACAGGAACAAGGTCAAGAGATAACTATGCTAACGGAGGAGATGCTGCACTAATTGGACAAACAGAAGGTGTTTTTTACTTTGAAGGTGCTTCTCTATATGATGCAATCGCAGGTAGAGGAATGGCATTGTCAGATGGTACTGCTGCGAATAGAGTTGTTATTTATTTTGATTTTGCATCTCAAAAACTAAGAGGAACTATAAGAGATGGAGGAGGTGCGAATATCGCTATCACAGGAAATGTAACAGACCAAACTGCATTTAATAAAGTAGCATTCAAATACAAGTCAGGAGATGTAGCTCTATGGATAAACGGAACAGAAGCAGTAACTTCTACCTCTACTTTCTCATTCACATCTGACTTAAACGAATTGGCATTTGACCAAGGAAATGGTGCTGTCCATTTAGAAGGATTCATAAAACAAGTAGCAGTATTCAAAGAAGTATTGTCAGACGCAGAATTGGCTGCGCTAACATCATAAAAAACAAATTATGTCATTAAAGTATTTATACGTACAAAGTGGGTACAAAGCAGGTAAAGCCTACGGAGTTTTACCAAACGAAGCAGCAGCAGACCTTGCGTTTGTTAGAGGTTCATCAGCGACAAGAATCAACGCAAACGGACTTGTTGAAACTATGGGCAACAACGTTCCAAGATTAGACTACACAGACGGGTCTTGTCCTACTTTATTAACAGAACCCGAAAGCACAAATTTAGTTGCTGAAAGCGCTGAGGGAATATACGGAAACCCCCCTGATTCCGAAACCCAAACACTTGCACCCGACGGAACAAATACCGCAGTAATCCCAACAGTCGGAGATTTGGCTGATAGGTATCAATACACTATAAGTGCAGGTTCTGCTACGGGGGATACAAAAATTACTTATTCTTGGTACAGAAAAAGATTATCAACCCCTTCCGAAGACCCCAATCAGACAGGAGATTTAAAAGTATCAGGTCTTGTTAATTGCGTACAAGATGGAAGTACTATTCAAATAGGTAGCGATATTGGAGGGTATGACAGGTTCTCTGCAACATTTGACGTAGTAGATGGGAGTTTAGAAGCCATAATTAGATTGTACTTTGGGGAAGTTGTAGGTATAGGTAATTCATCTGTCGCTTATTTTGGACACCAAGTTGAAATTGGTGCGTACGCAACGACATACATACCAACTTCGGGTGCGACAGTAACACGTTCAGCAGATACAGGAGTTATTTCGGGAGACTTATCTTCTTACATAAATTCATCAGAGGGTGTTTTAGAAATAAAAGCGAAGGCTTTGTTTAATGGAACTCCTGATGCAAGAATAGGTCTTTCTGACGGAACATTA